ACCTACAGTACCTGATTGAGCTCCAACTACGATACCCGTAGGTTGTCCTGTACCCGTACCTTGAGTGAAGTGAGTGTTTTGGATACGTCCAATACGCTCAGCAATCTTAGCTTTAACCCAAGATTCAACGTCAAATGCAGAGTCTTGAAGTAATTCAAGAGATACTAGGATAATGTTGGAAGTATACTTGTACGCCGATAGAGACGTTTGACCGAATGATGGGTCAGAAGTCGTTGCTTGCGTATTTTCCGCTAAAATCGCACCGACTTGGGCAACGTTGTTAGCAGTTGGAATCATTAGCGTATTACCCGAAGCAGTAGGCAAGATAGTGGAAGTATTTCTCATACCGCCATATAGCTTTAATGCTTCTTGTAATTCGTTGTAGAATCCTTGAGGAACAGTATATACACCAGAGTAGTCGTACCTACACCTAGAGCACGTTTCTCTTGGATTAGAGAGCGTTCTTCAGGAGTGACGTTATCAAAACCGCCTTTAAGGTATTTAACATAAGCAGAGCGATATTCTTGTTCTTTGTCCTTAGCCTTGCGCTCTTCCTTGGAAGAACCTTCAATTTTAAGAACTCCGTCACGCTTCTCAAGTTCTTTCTTCTCGTCATATAAACGCTCTTCACGGTCAATAACCTTTTTAAGAGAGTCCATCTCAGCGATGATTTTGTCGTATTGTACATTCTCATCAGCGGTCATATCGCGCTTTTCGTTTACTGAACGCTCGTGTACTTCGCGAGCTTGACTAAGCAAGTTAGCTCGTTTTTCACGCATTTCGATAATGTGCTTCATTCTATTCCCTCCCCAATAATTCCAACTCTCGTTGGCGTTGTTTTTGTTTTAACTCGTCGAGTTTAGGCTCGTCCTTTTGGGATGACCTGAACTCTTTGTATACCGCTTCTGCCGACCTTACCCCCACGGAGGACGTAGGATAAGCAGGAGTTGTAACTGGCGATACCTCGAACAAATTAGCTGAAGTAATTGTCCGAATAGCCATGTCAGGATTTGTTTGGTCCCAACTCTGGTCTACGGGGCTAAAGATAAAAGACGAACCTCTGACGTCACCGCGCTCGATAGACTCGACATACTTTTGCGCCCAACTTGGAGGGGTAATCTCGTACCGTAGTCCAATTTCATCCTCTTCAAGTTTGAGAGTATTCGGTGCTCGTCCGATTATGTTAGCTGGGTCATGATTCCAAGCCGCATAGATATTATCGCGATTTTCAGCAAGAGCTTTCGTAAACGCTCCGCGTTTGAATTGCTCTTGGAAATCTCCAAATCCTAGCGGGCTAGACAATTGTCCCCATTTAACGGCATAACCTGTAATCGTAGCTGGTTTATCGTCAGCTTTTCGAACCTCCACTGTTTCCGTCAGTGCCCTTTGCTCCTTTTCCACTTGTATCACCTCCTCCCTGATTGTCAGCGCCAGAATTGGTCGCTGCGTCACGAGGCACTAGCGCTTGGTCTACCGAAATCATAGCTGAGTTTACAAGGTATGCTTTACCTTGACCGCCTTCTTGCGGGTTCATATTCTCGATTTCCCTCCACTCGTCAGCGTTTATAATTCCATTTTGTCTTTGGATTTGAAGCGCTTCATTACGAGATTTGGCGTCACCGCGAAGTAACCCGTCAACTAGCCATTCAGCTACAATATTTTGTTTATCGGTAGGCGTTATCAACAACTTCCTACGAATTTCTTGTTCCATACGTACAAGGTAGGGTCTTATAGTATGTACCACGAACTCGATAGATTGGTGTTCGATGTTGCTGAACGTAGCGTTTGTTAAATCGTTTATCATGTGAAGAGGCACCCTGAATAGTTGAGCAATATCGGCTTTTTGATACCGACGAGTCTCAAGGAACTGAGCATCCTCTGGAGGTAACGAGATAGGCTTGTATTTTACACCCGCTTCTAAAACCGCTACCCGATTCGAGTTTCTTGGTCCGCCATGTATCTGATACCAAGATTCTCTTAATCTATCGCGAGCGGCAGTGTCTCGTAGGACACCTTCCATTTCTAGAACACCGCTTGGTTGAGCTCCATTCTCAAAGAAGTTAGCCCCATATACCTCGGTTGCTTTCGCGAAGTTTAAT